TACTTTGCGATTGAGTGTAAGGCAGGTAAGGGTAAGACCACGGCGCTACAAGATAAAGAGCTCAGTTTGATTAGTAAAGCAGGAGGGATAGCTATCGTGGTAAACGAAAATAACCTAGATGATGTAGTAGCTATGTTGGAGAGGATGTAATGGATTTGATTACGATAGACATGGAAACTTTTTATAGCCAAGACTTTAGTCTTACTAAGGTAACAACAGAAGCATACGTACGCTCACATGAATTTGAAGTAATCGGTGTGGCGGTTAAAGTAAACAACGGACCTACACAATGGGCTAGTGGCACGCACGAAGAAATCAAACAGTGGTTACATGCAGAGTACGATTGGTCGAACGCTATGGTACTGGCACATAACACTGCATTTGATGGGTCTATCCTTCATTGGAGGTTTGGCATTGACCCTTACGTCTATCTCGATACGTTGTGTATGGGGCGGGCTTTGCACGGTGTGGAAGTTGGGGGCTCCCTTAAAGCGATGGTCGAACGATATGGTATCGGGGAGAAAGGCACAGAGGTATTGAACGCTAAAGGTAAACACAGACAAGATTTTACCCCTGAGGAGTTGTCACGGTATGGGGATTATTGCATCAACGATGTTGAACTCACGTACAAACTGTTTACCTTGATGTATAAGGACTTCCCCAAGAAAGAACTTAAGTTAATTGATTTGACCCTACGAATGTTTATCGACCCAGTACTAGATTTAGACCTACCCCTTTTGGAATCGCATTTGAGTGATGTGCAAGAACGCAAGCACAAGCTATTAGAACAAGCAGGGGCGGACAAGAAAACCTTAATGAGCAACCCACAGTTCGCTGACCTACTACGTGGTCTTGGTGTAGAGCCCCCCACTAAGATAAGCCCCGCGAATGGTAAAACAACTTGGGCGTTTGCAAAGACTGATGAAGCGTTTAAAGCGTTACAAGAACATGCTGACGACCGAGTGCAGTCATTAGTAGCCGCTAGACTTGGCACGAAAAGTACATTGGAGGAAACTCGTACACAACGTTTTATTGATATATCCAAACGTGGGTTGTTGCCTGTACCGATTCGATACTACGCCGCGCATACAGGTCGGTTTGGTGGGGATGGTAAAATTAATTTGCAAAACTTACCGAGTCGTGGGGCCAATGCAAATAAACTTAAACAGTCAGTCATCGCACCGCAGGGGTACACCATTATTGATGCTGACTCAGCACAGATTGAAGCTAGGGTACTAGCGTGGTTAGCAGGACAGGAGAACTTAGTACAAGGTTTTGCCAATCAGGAAGATGTGTATAAGAAGATGGCCTCAGCTATTTATGGTAAGCCCGAAGGGGACATCACCAAAGAAGAACGCTTTGTTGGTAAGACTACAATTTTAGGTGCGGGCTACGGGATGGGTGCGTTGAAGTTTCAGGCGCAACTAAAATCGTTTGGGCATGATATGGAGTTGTCAGAAGCGCAACGGGTTATCCAGATTTACAGAGATACCAACGAGGATATTGTTGGGTTGTGGAGAGAAGCTCAGAATGTGCTTATAAACATGTTGAGTAATGTAGCTTCACCTCTCGGTAAAGCGGGTGTGTTAGAGATAGTCCCAAGTGCACGTGCTATTAAGTTGCCATCAGGGTTGTTGATGCGGTACGACGATTTAGATTACGAGCAAGGTGAACGTGGGCTTGAGTTCAGCTATAAAACTCGCAAAGGTAGGACGCGTATTTATGGCGGTAAAGTTGTAGAAAATATCTGCCAAGGGATAGCCAGATGTATAATAAGTGACCAGATGATACGTATCGCAAAGAAGCACCGTGTTGTCCTAACCGTGCATGATGCAATTGCTTGTGTTGTACGAGATGAAGAAGTTGAACAGGCAGTTGTTGATGTTGAAGAGGCGATGCGGTGGGTGCCACCTTGGGCAGAGGGACTGCCCCTTAATTGTGAATCCGGTTACGCCAAATCCTATGGAGATTGTTGATGAGTGATACCCCCTTAGACTATTCGTTCCACACCATAACTGTAAGCGCAGGGATGAAGGAACTACATAAGCTGTTAAAGAGTGAGCATTACCTTATGGCTATGGACTTAATAGATGGGTTAATAGTTGAACTAAGAATGGCCAAAGCCGCTGTACGGGATTTAGAGGAGCGTAGACGATGAGTTTACCCCCATGGTCGTTTAGCGGCATCAAGACATTTGACCAATGCCCAAAGAAGTATTACCACTTGAAGATCACCAAGGAGTATAGTGACCCCCCAACCGAAGCCACCCTATATGGGAGTAGGTTTCACACTGCCGCAGAAGAATATATACGAGACGGAACTGCGCTACCCCCGTATTTTGAATATGCCAAAGGGGTACTAGACAGCCTAAACAATATGGAAGGCACCAAGTATTGTGAGTATGAGATGGGGTTGACGCAAGACATACAACCATGCGGGTTTAAAGATGCTAACGTATGGTGGCGGGGTATTGCGGACTTAATCATTATTAACCACACAACTGGGGAAGCTAGGGTTGTTGATTACAAAACAAGCAAATCGACTAGGTATGCAGACACAGGGCAGTTAGAACTTATGGCCTTAGCTACGTTTAAACACTTTCCAGAGGTAAAGAAAATCCGTGCAGGTTTAATATTTGTTGTATGTAAAGGGTTTATTAAAGCATCATACACAGTTGACGATGTGCCTGAGATACTAAGTAAATGGACGGCGGAACATGATAAATTAAAAGCCGCTTACGAAAATAATGTATGGAACCCTAGACCATCAGGGCTATGCCGAAACCACTGTGTAGTATTGGACTGCGCACACAACGGGAGAAATTGATGCCTTACAAAAACCCCAAGAAAGACCGCCCCTATAAAGAAGAATACGAACTCCAGAAATCCCGTGGGGAACATGAGGGTAGAATGGAGAGGCAAAGAGCGAGGCGAGAGTACGACGCAAAAGGTATAGATAGGACAGGTAAAGATATAGACCATAAGAAGTTAATTAGTAAGGGCGGTAAGAATTCAGATGGCACAAGGTTAGTGTCACCGAGTAAAAACAGAAGTCGTAACGGTAAGAAGAAAGCGAAGTAATACAATTTAAAAGCTAACCCCGGACAGCAGTTCCGGGTGTTTTTGTATGCGAAGAGAGAACACAGATGGAAATTATAGACAACAAGGCATTACTATTAACACTACGCCACCCGCAACGTGTTACAGACGTTATACCAAAAAGTAAAGTGGTAGGAGAGAATCAAGTGTTGGTTAAGTGGGGTATCGACGAAGCACAGGTGCTTAAGAATTTAAAAATACGTAACATACCCTCACCAATAATGTCGCAATATACTTGGGCGGGGCAGTACAAACCGTTCAAACATCAGAAGACAACATCGGCATTTCTAACCCTACATAAACGTGCTTTCTGTTTTAACGAACAAGGTACAGGCAAGACAGGCAGTGTCGTATGGGCGGCTGACTACTTAATGAAACAAGGTAAGGTCAATCGTGTGCTCGTCATATGCCCCCTATCTATTATGGATTCAGCTTGGCGCGCAGACATATTTAAATTTGCTATGCACAGATCAGTTGATATTGCATACGGTGACGCCGCTAAACGTAGAAAAATTATTCGAGGTAACGCCGATTTTGTCATCATAAATTATGACGGGGTTGAGATTGTTAAGGACACCATAGCCGAAGGTGGGTTCGATTTAATTGTTGTAGATGAAGCGAACGCGTACAAAAATGCCCAAGCAAAACGGTGGAAAGTTTTGCACAGCTTGCTAACCCCAAGCACATGGTTATGGATGCTCACAGGTACTCCTGCGGCGCAGTCGCCAGTTGACGCATTCGGTATAGCTAAGTTGGTTAACCCTAGTGGGGTGCCTAAGTTTGCATCAGCATTTAAAGACATGGTTATGTACAAAGTTAGCGCCTTCCGATGGATACCTAAAGACTCCGCTTCTACAATTGTGTTTAATGCGCTACAGCCCGCAATTAGGTTTACCAAAGACGAGTGCCTTGACTTGCCGGAAATGACCTATGTTAAACGTGAAGTAGCTATGACTAAACAACAGGAGAAGTACTACAAACTTTTACGCACCCAGATGATTATGCAAGCGGCGGGAGAAGAAATAACGGCGGTGAATGCCGCAGTAGCGATGAGTAAGTTACTCCAAATATCATGTGGTGCGGTGTACTCAGACAACAAGGAGACAATCGAGTTTGACATTAAGAACAGGTACAACGCACTGATTGAAGTTATCGAGGAAGCTAGCCAGAAAATATTAGTGTTCGTGCCTTTTAAGCACGTTATCGGTATACTAAAAGAACGCCTTACCGCAGATGGTATAACTACCGAAGTCATATCGGGTGACGTGCCAGTTAATAAACGCACCCAAATATTTAATTCGTTCCAGACAACCCCAAACCCTCGGGTGCTTATAATACAACCCCAATCTGCGGCACACGGGGTGACACTTACTGCGGCGAATACAGTGGTGTGGTGGGGCCCAGTACCGTCTTTGGAAACATACGCTCAGGCAAATGCACGGGTACATAGGTCAGGACAAAGGCACCCAAGCACAGTGTTCCAATTGCAAGGTTCTTCCGTAGAACGCCATGTATATTCATTACTTGACAATAAAATTGACGTTCATTCAAAAATGATTGACTTATATAAAGATTTGTTGTTATAATACATAAACCATATAAATAATGTAGTCCCAAAGGAGAGAGAGAGATGGATAACGAGAGTACTATCCCAGTCGATAAGCTAGTCAAGGTGTACATCAAGATGCGTGACCACCACACCACGATGATGCAAGAGTTTAAAAAACAGGAAGACGCAAGTGTTGGTCAGATGAAGCAGGTCAAAGATGCACTATTGGCGTACTGTAAAGACCAAAACCTAGAGAGTGTAAAGACCGCAGAGGGTTCGTTTTACCGCACCACTAAACGCCGTTATACCACAGCAGATTGGGGATCTATGAACCAGTTTATTTTAGAACATCAAGTTCCTGAGCTGTACGAGAAGCGCATACATCAAGGAAATATGGAGACATTTTTAACCGAGCATCCTGACCTACTGCCTCCGGGTCTGAATTGCGATGCCGAATATTCTGTAACTGTAAGGAGAAATAAACAATGATAGACGGGGCTTTTGTACCTATTGATAAGGTAGCGAGCCATTTTTTTGTTACCGTACACACGATAAGGGCTTGGGTTAAACAGGGGCATATCCCCCGCAATTCGTATATTAAAGTGGGCAACACATACCGCTTTTCTATACCCCTAGTAACCGAGGCACTAACGACTAACAATGATGGCCCAGAGGATACCATGCCGGAAACATCGGATATGGACGAAGAAATTACTATGCAGGAAAACTTACCCGTTCAGCTTGAACTGGATTTTGATGTTAATGAAAATATCTAAGGAGAGATAACTCATGAATGACGTAACTTTATTTGGCAATAAGAGCAGTTCACTGGTAGCTAGTTTGGCCAACCTACCTGACTTTACCGACGTTCTCGCAGGTAGTAATAGTGCGGGTGGAGGTGGTACTAATCGTCGTATCTCAATTAAAGGCTCGGCGTTCCGCCAAGTATTGAACGGCAAAGAGTATCATGTGAACGAAGACCGTGCTATGAATGTGGTGGTAGTTCGTGTCGCACCTGTATCACGTATGTTCTTTGCTGGTTCGTATAAGGAAGGTGAGGTAGCAAAACCCGCATGTTGGTCGTCAGATAGCCGTGAGCCTGATGCTTCAGTACCACAAGACCAGAAGCAAGCTAACCGATGTATGGATTGCACCCAGAACATTAAGGGCTCAGGTAATGGGAACGGTCGTGCTTGCCGCTTCCAACAACGTTTGGCTTTAATGGTTGAAGGTGATATCGAGAAGAAAGAGATTTACCAAATCACCTGCCCTGCCACATCTATTTTCGGTGAAGGTACTACTGATAAGATGCCACTGCAAGCGTACGGTAAATACCTCAAAGCGCATAACACCAACATCGTTACAGTAGTGACCGAGATGCGTTTCGATACCGCAAGTCCAACACCGAAGCTTGTGTTCAAGGCAGTGCGCCCATTGAATGACGCAGAGCAACAAGGGGTCTTGGATATGATAGAAGACCCTGAAGCTATTAAGGCAGTAACGCTTAACGTTTCACAGATGGATAAGGCAATTCCTGCTCCAGTACTTGAGGCTCCGGTAAAAGTTGCCGCACCGAAAGTAGTCGAGCCAGAAGTCAAAGAGCCAGAAGTCAAAGAGCCAACGAAGGTGGTAAAGAAATCCGCCCCTGCGGCTACTAGTGAGCAAACTGACCTTAGTTCCCTCGTTGATAATTGGGACGATTGATACCAGTTCCGTGGGGGAGGTGTTATGCGCGTTTGTTTTTCGTGTAACATGGACCCCCGTTTCCCAACAATGAGAGGCCCTAAATAATGGAAACAAAAAATTTTTTGGGGGTGGTTCTAAGCGGAGAAGGTTATTATTGCGTAACTGGAATCGAGGGGAAGAGTGAGGGGAGTAGACCTAGAGTAGAGTCTAAATTTTTTACAAGTATCGACGAAGCATTAAACAAAGCATATGAATACGACCAACAGGGGTTAGATGCATACTTTGCACTGGCAACATTTTATGCCGATGGTTCAAGAAAAAACGATAACGTAAAATTTCTCAGGTCTTTCTTTCTCGACCTCGATTGTGGTGTAGGCAAGGATTACGAAACCCAATCTGAAGCATTAGAGTCACTTCGCGAGTTCTGCAAAGAACTGAAGTTACCCATACCGGTATTAGTAAACTCGGGACGTGGTATACACGCATATTGGCCTATTGACCGTGATGTACCTGCGGACGAGTGGTTACCTGTTGCACACCGACTGAAAGAGTTATGTGTACAGCATAGCTTGTATGCAGACCCAGTTGTAACCGCAGACATATCACGTATTTTGCGGGTGCCCGGCACCCATAACTATAAAGATGTACCACCTAAAGATGTAGCGTTTATTGGTAACACAGTAGCCCCTATGCCATTTGAGGTGTTTAAAAACATTCTAGGAGAGAGCCCTTTAAGTAGTCTGAGAAAACCGTATGTCCCACAGGAAGCAAACTTAGTTATGCAAGCGCTTGTAGGTAACTACACGAGCAGATTCAAAACCATCATAATGAAAACTATTAAGGGTGAAGGGTGCGATCAACTCAAGTACATAATTCAAAACCAAGCGGATATGTCTGAGCCAATGTGGCGCGCAGGATTGTCTATTGCGTCGTACTGTGAAGATAGGGATAGGGCTATTACTCGAATTTCTGAAGGGTACCCTGATTACTCTGAGGAAGCTACTGCACAGAAAGTTAACAACATTAGAGGGCCATATACATGCGCAAAATTTGATGAGTACAACCCCGGCATATGCCCATCATGTCCGAATTTAGGTAAGGTAAAGTCGCCTATATCTTTGGGTAGAGAGTTAGCAGGGAACCCCGATGAAGCTATAGTAGTTATAGACCATTCGAGTGAGCGAGATTTACCACCACAACCAATGAAAGAGTATGTGATACCTAGTTACCCATTACCCTACCGCCGAGGTACTTCCGGTGCAATATTTAAAATTGTTACGAAAGACGACGAGGAGATTGAGGTGCCTATATACCACAACGCGTTGTACGTGGTTAAACGAATTAACGACCCCGATAGTGGGGAGTCATTGGTAATGCGATTGCATTTACCAAAAGATGGAGTCCGTGAGTTTACGATGCCGCTTACGGCAGTTATGGCTAGAGATGAGTTCCGTAACTTTATGGCAAGGCATGGCGTGGCAATGATTAAAATAGAGGAACTTATGGCTTACGTAACCGCATGGGTAAACAAGCTACAGATGGAAGTTGAATCTGAAGAAGCCCACCGTCAGTTTGGGTGGACAGACGACAGACAGTCGTTCATTGTAGGTAATATGGATATTAAGGCTGATCGTATTGATGTAAACCCACCATCAGTTAGCACTTCATACCTATTCCCAGTATTTAAACCGCAGGGCACTTTAGAAGCATGGAAACAAGCCCTTAACTTTTACAACCGTCCCGGGTTTGAGGTGCACCAGTATATGCTAGGGTTGTCGTTCGGTTCGGTCTTGATGGAATTTACACCTATCAACGGGTCTATCTTCCACCTGTACCATAAAGAGTCTGGGCTAGGGAAAACTACAGCTATGTATGCAGGAGCATCCGCATGGGGCAATCCTGAGTCGATGGTTATGTATGAGAAAGACACCATGAACTCAAAGATGAACCGTATAGAGGTGTACAAAAACGTCGTAGCATATTTCGATGAGATGACCAATACTGCACCGAAAGATTTGAGCGACTTCGGTTACGGTGTGCCAACAGGAAGCCAAAGAAACCGTATGTCATCTAGGGGTAATGCGGAACGGTACCGTGGTAAGCCGTGGAGAACATTGGTGGGCACTACCGGAAACACCGATATGGTAGAGCGTATAAGTAGCTACAAGTCTATGCCCAAAGCTGAGGCACAACGTATATTGAGTTACCGTGCACCGATGATTGCGTTCTCAACGAAGGAGGAAACTGACATTCTTATTGCGGAGTTAAAAGAAAACTACGGACATGCAGGGCCAATATACATCCAATACTTGTTGAACCATCAAGCTGAGATTGTTCCTACCTTACAAGAAGTACAGAAGAAAATTGACATCGCCGCAGGGCTTAAAGCGGAAAACCGATTCTGGTCTAATCAGGCATCATGTATTATTGTCGGGTTGATGTTTGCAAAACGTGCAGGGTTGGTAGACTTTGATATGAAGAACCTGACACGTTGGGTAATTGAGGACTTATTGGCTAAGGCCCTTGATATATCTGCGGGTATGCGTAGTACTGTGGAAGATACGTTGACCGACTACATCGCCGAGAACTACAACAACATGTTGCGCATAGATAGCACTCAAGATGTTCGTAGGGACGCAAATGGTATTGAGAAGGCGAGCTTGCCAGAAGCTTCACCTAGAGGCACGTTGGTTATGCGGTATGAATATGACACCAAGCGCCTATATATACTACCTAAACCATTTAAAGATTGGTGCATAAAACACCAAATTAACTACTCGGGAGTAATTGAAAATTTCAAGGACGGTCGTACTAGCGCTACTAAAATGAAGGTTCGGTTAGGTAAGGGCACACATGTTAACTTACCACCGACTGACGTATGGGTGTTAGATTGCACACATTTTATGGACGATGAACGGGAAGAAACAATTGCCGCCCAAGCGATCTTTGCGGAAAGAAAAGCGGATCAGGTTATCTGATCTTAGCCCTGACGGGGTGTTAATAATCGTGGATTGGGATAACTTCCCGATAGGGGCATCTGTTTTTGTCCCTGTTATTGACTACCCCAACTTATACAGGCAACTAGATGATGTTTCTGAGACGTTAAAAATTGGGTTAGAAACCCGCCACACCATAGAAAAATCTACCCTAGGAGTACGCATATGGCGGATATTGTGATACTATTTGTTTGACAGACTCTCTCCCTGTCGATACTCTCCTTAAGTTGGTACCTTACCCCCGGTCTCCCCCGGGGGTTTTTTATTCCTCGTCGTATTCCCGCATACTTTGTTCGAACTCGGACATATACTTTTTGCTGTACCGAACACCCCCACGCATCTCAGCAGAAGTCCTATTGAACTGCGCCCTCGACCTACGTACAGTATCAGCGGTTATAGCGTTAGCTGGGTGTCTTTGGCTAAACTCCTGCATCTCACCCAATAGGTCATTTACGGTATCAGAATCACCCTCGTTTATGGCTAAGTTAAACTTCCGAAGTAACGAGGTGCGTTTCTCATTCACTGCGCGTTCTTTACCCTTCTCGATGGAGTTAATTTCCAGTTGCCGGGTGTATTTAGCAGGGGAGAAACCAAACATTTGTGCCGCTATAGAACCATACCCTACGTCTTCTATAATTGGGTCACCCCTACGGCTGTTAGCACCTTCAGTAGCAAACCTCAGTGCCTTAGATACATTACTAAACGCCGAAGGTAACATCTGCTCAATACCACGCTGTGTATTGCCTTGGCGAATGTCCTCAATACCGCGAAGAGTACGGTTACCAATGCTGTAGACAGGACCACCTATAAACTCCATTATCTCAGCCATAGGCTCTTGGTCACGTTGCACTGGGTTTTCTCTAAACAACAAGTCACTCAAACCGATACGTGCCGCAACGTCTACACCGAGAACAGCGTTAGGTAAGCCTTTATAGAGCGTTTCCCCCAAATACTTACGGACAATAGTATCGGCGTTATCGTCATCGTCTTCTTTAAACAGGTTGTACACCAAGGCACCGACACCATATAGTGGGAGGCCTTGAACCCCTGCCATCATACCCGCAGACAGAAGCGTACCCGCAACTTGACGCATACCCATCTTACGCACCTCTGGGTTTTGGCCCTTCAACGCATCACGTGCCATCGTAAACATTGCGTAGTACATAGATACGCCGTAGCGCTTGTACATAAACATCACACGACCAAGAGAATTCTGGGCAATACGAGGAGCCGCCGCCGCCGCAATACCACCGTTGGTGAGCTCTGTTAACCCAATAGCCGTATTTGCCGCTTCACGCATTGAGTCAGGGGTAATTGCCTTACCTTCTTTTTGCATCTTACCAAGTTCGAGGTCGTATGCGGCAATCATAGCAATCTGGCGGTTCATACGTTCACCGTGGTGGAAAATAAACCCGGAAACAGCATTCACCTTAGCCATTGGATTTTCTAAATTGTCCACATCGAGGGTGTCGTATATCTGACTACGTGCTAACTGCCCACCTTGCCCTGCTTCTTCCGCTAGGTACTTATATTTAAACAGTGGGTCGTCTTGCCGCATTGCGTCAAAATTATAGTTGCCAATAGAAGGTCCAACGGACATGGTTCTTTTTTCGCCCGTGATTGCTCTACGTTCTTGGGTACGACCACTTGTGGTAAACACTTTAGTTGCGTTACCGATTGCCCGCATTGTTTCTGGGTAGCCGTATTTACCACCGTAGTAAGGCATGACCATGAGTGGTATTTGAGATAAGTTAACTATTGCAGACGACAAGTTAAACCCAAGTGTCATTGCAAAACCAAAACCTGTTGCATACTGCGACCACTTAGCGACATTGGGGTTGTTAGCAAACTTAATCCGCTTTTCCAATTCCTCGTAGTATTTTCTAGCGTCCGGATTACCTTTTCTGACTGAAACATTCATCTCCTCTGCTAACTTAGCTTGTACATCATTTAACTTAGCGCTGTATTCTAAATTTGATAACTGGCGGGATATGCTAAATGATTTCTCACGGAATGCGGCAAGTGCGTCACGTTGAAAACCCAAACGGTTTTTACGCCTTTTAAACGATTGTGCAAATGATGTGGCAGGGAGTGAGTTAATAAACAACGTCATCATCTCTTCGGTAACTTCTTTATCTACGTTATTAGCAGTGAGCACGTTAAAGACCGAATTCATAAATGAACCAGACGGGGCGTTGCTATAGTTTATGTTTTTTACGTTTGAGAAGTTTTCTAAAGTACCTTTAACTACGCTTGGGTCATTTTCTAACTCACGTGTTGCACGGGCACGGGCGCGTTCGCTTTCAAACGCTTCTATAAACTTTTCTTGTGGGCCACCCTTGGGGTCATTTAATGCGTAGGTAAGCCAGTAGTCACCCTTACGAGTTAACGGGAAGTACGGTTCAATCTTTCCAGCCTGTAATGTAAGACGTGAAAGAATGTCCTTTTTAACCTTAGCGTTTGTTGCAGGATCAGCAGTTACAGAGTCTAAACGTTTTTCAATAACCCTAAGAATGTCGTTGTACATAACCCTATATGAATCACGCATACTTGTGTAGAGCGCTTGTCCGTCTGGCCCAATATCAGCCCAGTTTTTCTGTAGGTCATCCCAAGCTTGAAGTTTTTCCTTATCTTTTTCGTAGGTGTCTCGTGGTTTACTTGGGTCAACTTTTGCAATGGTACTGGCGTATATGACGTCGTTAAACATACCCATTTGGGCCAAAGTTTTGCCCTTAGCAAAGTCACGAGCTTGGTTTTGTATAGGCTCTAACGACTGCATACGCAGGTTTTCTGTGCCGTGTTTTTCGTTGACGAGCTTTCTAACCAAATCTGCGCTAGGTAAGTATTTATCCGCAACTTTCACCAAGGCTTCTAACGGGAGAGCCGCACGAAGTAGATTTTTAGCCGCACCGAACGCTTTGCCTTTGAAGAACTCATCTATCTTATCTATACGCTCTTCGGTAAGCCCGGGCAGGTTTTTAACCATACCGGCTACGGCATCAAACGGTGTTGCACCTTGGCGTAAGAACGAATACTCCCGCATGGTATTTGGAGGAAGTAGCGCAGTTTGCCCCGGTGCTAGTATTGAGGCGATGATATTATCTGCGGCACCTAATGCGGAATCAACACCCTTAGTCTCCATACCTAATAGGCGACGCACGAAGTTGCCGATACTATTGCTCATCTTACGCAACGCCGAAACTTTCCCACCGTCAGGGTAGATACTATCTAATGTATCTCTGAACTCTGGATTCCCCATAAACTCAGCAACAAACTCTTTTAGGTCGGTAGTACCATACGCCGTACCTATGTCTTCTTTAACATCGGTAAAAAGTTTTTGTAGCTGTTTAGTCAGTGGGTGCGCATTGTTGTTTAACACCGCATCGACTAGTGGGTGTGTTGCCTCATGTATTAAAGTATGCGCATCTAAACCGATATCGCTGTTGATATAGACCGTGCTGTCACTCGCAAAGAAAACGCCTTTTATGTCCGATTCGTTACTTCCGGTGCGGTCAAATATAATACGTTTTATTTCTGTGTCAGTAACTACTTGTACTTTGACACCTGAGTTTTTAAGCCTCGTAGCAAGCACACGTGCAAACTTTGATGTAACCCCTTTAGTCCTAGACGCAAGCGTATCCAACGCACCAACTAAGTCGTTGTTTTTAAGCGCAGTAACTATACTTGGGTCTAACTGATTCTGTAGTGGTAAGGCATCTACGTTAACTAGTTTACTAGCGGGGGCGCCCCAACCGAGCCCTTCTTTTTTGGCTATTTTATTTGGTGCAACAGGTTCAGCGGCGGGGTTGGTAATGCCTGAATTTTTACCCCCTCTAGTTGCTTTCTCCAACTGAACAACCGCAGTAGCGAACGGGTCATTTTGCACTGTAGGATTTACTTCCACAGTATCTTGTGTAGGTGCACTTTCTGGACCAAACTCAGGGATGACTGATTCCAAGTATTCTTTAAACGTTTGGTTAGGTAACCATCCTTTAGTTTTAATCGAGTTGTAAAACTTACGTAAAGCCGCACCAAGTCTAGCAAAATACTTTTCCACAACTGTTTGAGGTTTATCAGCCGACACAGCCCACCTAGATACTTGGTCCGCATACCACTCACTAAACGAAGCCCAGTAGCTAGCAACGTTGTTTGCAGGAAGGGTTAAATCCCCTGTAACACCACGCGCGATTTGCCTTGCTCTTAGACTATCAACTAATTCTCTACGGGTTCCAGATTTAGCGCGAGTACTCCATTTGCGGTGTTCTTCAAAAATAGCATTTCGCACATCTGTTGAGGCGTTTTGGAACTCAATTTTTTCATGAATATGCCCTAACTCATGGGACACTAACTCCAATAATTTAGATACGCTAGTAGTCGGGGTATAGGTTACATAATGCGCCGCTTTACCCATAGATGAGGTGCTACCTTTGATACTTTTTTGATCTCTTTCTGGGTCTGTAACGTCATATACCAAAGTACTTTGGAAAGCGCCGAAGTTGTTCGCATTTTTTATAGCATCTTCTCGAGTAGTGAAGTATATGTTTGTATTTAACCCTAGTAAGTTCTTCATATCTGTAAACAGATTTCTTAATACTTCAGGTACGTTTTCAGAAAACGCTACGCTGTTATCGTAGTTTATAAACGACTCGAGGGTAGGGGTAGCGTTCCCGTCCATTTGAGCTATGAGCTTTGATACTTCTATTTCGAACGTTCTTTCCGCGGCGGCGTATACACTATTGTCTACAGTCCCGTCTTCATTAGCAAACAATGGGGACAACGAAATACGTTTTAATAATCTTTCTCCCATGTCGTAAACTGCCATGTTACGTTTAGTAGAAGTCAATCGATGTGGATTTATGTTTTGTGCGTACTCAGTGCTTAATCTTATTGCCGCGGCAATTTTTCCTTGAAGTGCAGTAGTTGCTTCAGGTGCAGTAGTTGCTTCAGGTGCAGTAGTTGCTTCAGGTGCAGTAGCAGTAGGTGCAGTAATAGGTGCAGTAATAGGTGCAGTAATAGGTGCAGTAATAGGTGCAGTAATAGGTCGGCCGCTTTGAGCCGCGTCAGGTAGTACCCCACCTCTAGGACCGAACATCTCATTCTGGCGAGTAAACTCTGACTGTGCAAGAACTTCTCTAACAGCTTCTTTAGTTTCTTTTGGTGTGTTCGGGTTCTGCAATACAGCGCGTAACTCAGTGTTTACTTGCTGTCTTTGCGCAGGGTCGTTCATGTCTTTACCTAATAAGCGCTTACGTACTGCGGCGGCTTTAGGTAGCTTTAATGTATCGAGTGCTTGCTCGTCAATAATCGGTATCGGACCAAGTTCACCTTGCACCCCAACTGTTTCCGGCTCGGTTACAGCACGTGTTTTACCTGCTCTTTTAGCCGCACCTTTACCCATTACTCCGGGCAGTCCTAGTTGTTCTGGCTCACGACTAAAGAGGTCACCCTGCTTAATCTGTTCTTCAAGTACTGGGTCGTTAGGTGTTGATGGTACTAACTCAGAGGCTACAGGAGCTAGGGGTTCAGCCGCTTTAAAATCTTGCGCACGTGTAATTAAGTTACGCTCACGCTCGGTGAATTCTGTATCTTTAATACCTGCGGCTTTTAACGCCTCACCAAACTGAGAGGGTATAGATTTTACATCTGGGTTAGCTATGATAGGCAAGAGTAATTGCAAACGTTGGTCTTCTGCTGTTTTCTGTTGCTTACCCTGTACTTCTGCATCTATCTGCGCTAAATCAGATTCAAACTTTAACCGATCTATATTGGTCTGTTCTTCACGAGCGGCCTTTACCGCGGCAATCTCTTGCTCATTTTTAGCGCCAACGATACCTTCAATTTCCTGTTGCTCAGGTGTGCGACCACCGACTAACCCTAAAGGCAACTGCCCATCGTCTAGTGTTTCAGGTATTGCTTCAGGTACCGCTTCAGGTATTATTTCAGGTGCTTTCGGCCCAGCTATTTGGTCTGCTTCAACTTGTGCCGCGTCTAACTCAGCGGGGAATAATTCACCTTGCGGCACTTGTTCTGTACCCGCACGAGGTGGGGCTGTTTGTGTTTGTTCCTTTTGGCTCGCATCTTCCATTTCCCCAAGCCGTTTATTTTCAGCTTCAGCTAATCTTTTTTCTGCGCGACCACGAACGTTAACACCGCCGGGTACACCAAACAAGAAGCCGAGTACGCCACCACCGATGGCACTTTCAATAAGCTCATCTTGCCCTGCTTTGTCTAGAACATTTAGCCCTGCTTGGAACCGCTCAAGTGCTTGTTGGCCTACTTCAGTTGCCGCCTCGACCGATGCAGTTTTAGCCCCCGCCGCGGCTAGGTTGGTTACGATCATCCGCTCGGCTATTTTCTTAGCCTGTTCTTCAGTAATTTCTTTCCCAACACGGGCACCAAATAATGCACGAACACCGGGAATAAAGCGTAACGCTACTGTGTCTAATAACGCTTGCGGTATTGCCGCCGCCCCTGCGGCTAGTAAGTCAGTTTCTTTCAGTGGTACATCTTCGTTTACCTGACGTTGTAAGTTCGTGCCTGTAAACTGCAATGCCGACAACGCAGTCGAACCAAGACCCGCCGCTAACCAAGCAGGAGCTGTTCCAGCCGCCGCCACACCGACACCGGCACCTACAATAGGAGCCACCATAAACGGTAGTGAACTACCGAGGGTTTCTAGGGTCTTGGTAAGTGGGTCTTCTAACCAACCTTTTTCAGTAGGCCTAAAAATCTTTCTCTGCTCAACTTCTTTTTCCGCCATGTACTCTTCAGCCGCTTTGGTATCCATTAGACCTGTACGGCCCGCAAAAGCAGCGCCAGCAGATTTTAACCCTTCTACACTAGAGCTAGCCGCTGCACCGAAACCACCTTCCGGCTGGTTAGTACGTAAAAAGTCTACAAGCTCTCGGTCTGAATATCCTGCCTGTCTAGCGGCATTGTTGTCGTACCCGACTTTTTGGGCAAGAAAATCAGCTATTTCTGCGTCAGAGTACCCCGCCTTGTATGCACCTGCGGTGTCGAAAGCCATGAGTATCCTTTAGTTGTAAAACGAGTCTAATGAAGCTCTATCGTTACTTGTGTTTTGTTTCGGACCGGGGGCACCAGTAGGCAACCTTGTCTGACTACGTAATCGTGCTTCCTCATTTTTTCTATCAATTTTTATTTGCGCCAATGCTGTATTTCTTTCTTCAGCATCCTTAATCATACTTGCTTGAGCTTCCAAGTCCCCAAACTTATTCCTGATAATATACTCAATATCTTTCTCCATCCGAATAGCATCTTTACCATCTACCCCACCAACACCCGACCGTATAGTGGCCGCAGTTAATATAGCGTCAATCTTTTTGAGGTCTGTTGTGTAGTCCATGTAGTTTTTAAACGATGATTGTGCGGCTTTTTCATCACCTCGGCGTAAGTCCATACGGTACTTGTCAAATGCCAACTGAGCGTCTTGCGCAGTGTCAATAGCTTTAGCGGCTTCTTTCTTTCCTGCTAAATACGTAGGCCCACCAACTTGTGCGGCTTTAGCAATACCGTCAGCCAAGGAGTTACCGCCCATCATAGCTAGACCCGCCATCATAAGTGCGTCGTAACCTGCGGTGTCTTTCTGGCCTTCAGCACTTTTTAGCTTTGAATCAACACGCTTACGCATATCGGCTAGAACGCCTTGATCCTCGGCACTAAGTTCTTTAGCACTCCCCATCTCTTTAAATTGATCAAAAGTTAGTGCGCCTGTAGATGCTTGTGGTGCGGCACCCCTAATACCCAAGGTATTATTTTTCTGGGCTAGGGCTGTAATCGTAATACCGTCAAGTTTTGCGGGGTTTTCTGGAGGGGTTGTAGGTTGTGGTTGTGGTTGCGGTACAGGAGCGCTGGTTCCCCCTACGCCCGCTGTGGTTATACTGGAGTAAGGTCCTTGAGGTATGTAGTCTGATAGTGCAAAAGGTTTAGGAGGTGGAGTGCTGACCATTGAGTTTTCGTCAATACCATAAGCTTCCGTTCCACTAAACGCAGGCATACCACCACCTTGCAGTGCAATAATACCCCCACCTGCCATACCCTGACCAATACTAGCTTCCTCTGCACGTTTAGCAATTAACCCAGCAGTTGTGTCTTCTGGAATTACTGATGCAGGCATACGTGTTTTAGCACGACGTTGCGTTTCTGATTGTATGGCACTAAGTGTAATAGCGTCTTTTACATTTCTAGCGTACGCGGCTAATTGAGTGTCACTTAACCGACGTAACTGCGCAGGGATTTCTTGCACAGCCATTGTTGACATCGCATCAGGAGTTACTTGCCCACCGTTTGCATACGACTTAGGAATCGACCCGCCTTCTTTACGGCCAAACGCACCATATGCGGCTAAACCACCACCTATAATCTGGGCTGTTTGATTGGGCTGTTGTGAGTATTGTAGCTGTGAACTCTGCGACGACGGAACCCCACGTAGTAAATCCGACATGTAACTTAATTGCTGGTACGGATACTGCTGTCTCGCCATCTCTTGCTGGTAGGCAAAATCTAAACCTTGCTGAGACTGCTGTTGTTGCAACGCACCATACTTTTGTTGGGCATCGGTAATACCCATTTCTTGGCCATACTGGGTTTGACCCAACTGACCCAATGTACCCGCGCCTTGAACACCAAGCTGTGAACCTGCAAGACCATACTGACCAGCGGTGGTGGCTTGACCAACGCCTTGCATACCTGCTTGTGCGCCTTGCATGCCAGCTTGTTGACCAGAGATGCCTGTATTAGCACCTTGAAGGCCTAACTGACCACCAGCAATCTGTTGGCCTACACCTTGCAATCCTGCTTGAGCACCACTAATACCTTGCGCGGTACCTTGCAAGCCTAATTGACCTGCGGCCAAACGCTGTCCCGTACCTTGCAAACCAAGACCTGCACCTTGCATACCTAATGCAGACAATTGCCCAGATTGGTTTAAACCTGCCAATCCAGCCTGCTGTCCTTGTATGCCCGTTTGCGCACCTTGCATGCCTTGAGCGGTACCTGAGAGGCCTGTGTTAAGCCCTTGGTAGCCAGCTTGAAGACCTTGTAGCCCTAAGTTTGCACCGAACTGTTGGGCTTGCTGTGCCTGTTGATATGCCTGTTGCAAGCCAGCGCCTTGGATATCGCCTAATTGAGTGCCCAGATTACGTTGTCTTTCTGCTTCTACAATAGCTGAGCGCGAACCACCAAAAGCGCCTTGTTGAGCGGCTTGAGCTTGAATGCCTTGCTGTTGA